TGATTCGCATTATAGTTGCAAAAAAGATACATGGCTATGAAATTAGAAAAACTCGATGATCAACAAGTTCAGGGGATAGTATCTGATGCTATCCGCAATGCTAAATCGTTTATTACTGACGAAATAAGTCCAGTAAGAATTAAATGTTCACGTTACTTTGAAGGTGAGGTGGATATAGGTCAGGAAGCTGGGCGAAGTGGTATTGTTAAAACTGTCGTTAGGGATACAGTTAGGGCTGTTAAACCATCCTTAATGCGTATTTTTTTATCGCATTCAAAAGCTGTTGAATTTTTACCAAGAGAAGAAAATGACATTGAAAGTAGCCAGCAAGCTACTGAATTTTTAAATTATAAGTTTCAGCATTTAGGCGGATACAATCTTTTAAGGGATGCCATCCATGAAGCTTTAATTAAAAAAGTTGGTATTTTAAGAGTTTATTACAAAGAAGAACCAAAAACTGAAATCCATACATACGATTATTTAGATGATACAACTTTTGCTGTTTTAACAAGTGATCCAGAAGTTGAAATTATCGAACATGAAGAAGTTTATGAAAAGCAAACTTTGGAAGATGGGATAGAAACTGAATCCCTACATCATAACTGCAAAATCTCAAGAACAAAAAAATCAGGTGATTTAGTTGTTGATGCAGTTCCTAGTGAAGAATTTTTTATAGACCGAATGGCGAAATCATTAACAGAAGGAGAATTTTATGTTTGTGGGCATTCTACAGAAGTTACTGTATCCGATTTACTGGATATGGGATACGATTATGACGATGTTAGCGACTTGTCTTCAGAAGATAGCAGGGATTCTACTAATGATGCGGAAGTATTCGAAAGAAGACGATACAGCGTAACGCATGATAAGGATCGCAATCATACAGATCCATCTTCAAAAAAGGTTTTATTAACACAAGCTTTTATGAAAATGGATATTGAAGGTTCAGGTAAGGCTATGCTTTATAGTTTTATCTTGGGCGGTGATAGTTACAAGTTATTAGAACCACCAATGTTATGTGATGAAGTTCCATATGTTGGGTTATCAATAGATCCTGAACCGCATACTTTTTTTGGCAGATCTCTAGCTGATATTGTTATGGCAGAACAAGATTCTGCAACGCAAATATATAGAGAAATTTTAAATAATTTATCTATGTCTAACTTACCTAGAATGGCTGTGACAGATTCTGTCAATCTGGATGACCTTATGAATCTTGAACTTGGGGGCATTGTCAGAACTAGAACCGCACCAAGCCAATCTATACAAAATTTAGCAGTTCCTTTTACAGCATCTCAAAGCTTGGGTGTTATGGAATATGTAGACCGAATTGTTGAAGATAAAACTGGTATTACGAAAGCTAGTATGGGTTTAGATCCAGATAGTTTACAAAGTGTTACTAAAGCTGGCGTACAAGCCACATTACAAGCCCAGCAGGGGCAAATCGAGGTTATGGCTAGAAACCTAGCTGAAGGTTTGAAAGAACTGTTTGGGAAGATGCTACGCTGTTACACAAAGCATCAGGATGCACCAACTGTAATGCGATTAAAAGGCAACTTTGTGCCGATTGATCCAAAAGTTTGGCAAAGTGCATCAATGGATAGCGTAGTGAATGTTGGTTTAGGTACTGGACGACATGATGAAAGGCTTGGCGGTCTTCAGATGATGTTACAGATACAGCAACAAATCATGCAAGCGTATGGAACACAAAATGGATTAGTATCTTTAACAAATATTCGTCAGACGCTTGCTGATATTTTAGATGGATTTGGCTTACGCAATACAGATCGATATGTACAGCCAATGAATCCTGAAATTGAAACACAGCTTGCACAAATAAACGCACAAAAGACACAGCAAGCACAGATGATGCAAGCACAAAATGATCCAAGTCAGGTCTTGCTAAAAGCTGAATCAATGAAGGCACAAACAAAAGCCCAAACAGATATGATGAAAGCCCAGCTAATGAAAGAAAAGCAGGATCTTCAAGATGATCTGGATAGGGATAAACTAGACCAAGAATTGTTACTTAGAAGTGCGGAAATTCTTGGCAAATATGGAACTGCTGTCGATGTTGCACAAATTCAAGCGGAAAAAAATAAGGCAAGGCAATAGATGGCAACAGATTGGGAAAAGGAATCGCAAAGGGCAAAAGAATTAAAGGAAAACGAAACATTTCAAAAGATTTTAACTTACATCAGAGATCGTCAAATACAGACGTTTCTAATGTCTGATTCAGATGAATCAGTACAAAAGGCAAGAACAATTGTTCAAGCTTTAAACGAAGTCGAAGCGGAAATTGAATACATTATTAATACCGCCAAGATGAAACAAAACAAATAGGAGATTTGCAACGTGGCAGACACGACAAATACAGAAGAAGAAAATTCAGGATCAATTGAAGATATAGCAAAGTCTTTGCTAGTTACTGAAGAAACTGCAACTCAAGAAGAAGTTCAAGAAGAAACTTCTGAAGAACCAGTTCAAGCAGATAATGAAGAAGAACAAGCTGTAGAAGAAGTTGCATCCGACAATGAAGAAGGGCAGAAAGACGAAGAAGGTCAAGAGCAACCTGAACAACAACTCTATACTGTTAAAGTTGATGGTAAAGAGCATCAAGTACCGCTTGAAGATTTACTACGTTCTTACTCTGGAAATTCTCATATTCAAGCTAAGATGCGTGAGCAGGCTGAAATGCGAAAACAAATTCAGGCTGAACAAGAAGCAATTAGTAACCAACGAAAAGAATATCAGACTAAATTAGATGAAATAGCAAAGAATTTTCAACCGCAACAACTTAAAAGACCGCCTGCGGAACTACTGCAACAAGATCCTATCAAATACATGATGGAAACTGAAAAGTATAACATCGCTAAAGAAGATATGGAGAAATTGCAGGCTGAACGTCAAAAGCTTGCTATAGAGCAAAATGAAAAAGCTGAACAAGAAAGATTGGCTTATTTGCAACAGCAGGGTGAAGCGTTAGTTGAATACATTCCTGATTTGAAAGATACAGCAAAAGCTGAAGGAATAAAAAAGGAAATGATTCAAACTGCGGTTAAATATGGTTTTTCTGAATCGGACATTAGTTCAATTCAGGACGCTAGGGCTTTAAAACTTTTGCATGATGTAATGTTATTTAACAAAGCAAAAGCTACGAAAAATGACAAAGTTCAGCAATCTAGCCCAAGACCATTTATTAAAGCTGGAGCGAAACAAAATCCTACTGCCATATCATCTAAACAGCGAGAGAAAGCTTTTCAGAACATGAAACAATCTGGAAGCGTAGAAGACGTTGCCAGATGGATTGCAACTCCAGAAAAGAGGTAATAAATTATGGCAGTTCCAAGTAATACAACAGAAACCTACGATAGTAGTTTGATAAGAGAGTCACTTCAGGACGCTCTTGTTAACATAAACCCAGCCGATCATGTGTTTATGAACGCAATTGGCTCTAGAAATGTTAAAAATACTTTGTTTGAATGGGCAAAGGTAACTCTTGCAAGTGCAGGGGCGAACAGACAAATAGAAGGTGATGATTTAGGGAATACAGCATCAACATTGCCAGTTCGTTTGTCTAATTATACCCAAATTTCAAGTAAAGTAACCCAAACATCTAGCACAGCAAATGCAACTCATGGTAGCCCAGATGCTATAGGTCATGCCATGCAGTTGAGTTTGAAACTGGCGGAATTAAAGCGAGATATGGAATCTATGCTTTTGGACAATGTGGCTGGTGATTCAGGAAGTAGTGGCAGTGCCAGAACTACTGCGTCTTTGGGTGCTTTTATTAAAACCAACATGGATGCTGGAAGTGGTGCAACTGCACCAACACTTTCAGGCACTACTGCTGGGTATCCAAATGCAAGTCGTGGAAATGGTACTGATAGAAATTTGACCGAATCCGCTTTGCAAGGTCAACTGAAGAATGTGTGGACAGCAGGCGGTACATCTACTATGGTTTTATGTCCTGCACCACAAAAAGTTCTTATTTCAGGATTTACTGGTAACAGCCAGAAGTATTCTGTGAATATGAACAATCCCAAGCAATTGACTAATGCCATTGATATTTATGTTGGTGACTTTGGTCAGGTAGATATTGTTCCATCAAGATATATGCCATCGAATACAGTATATATCCTTGATCCGCAACATATCAAAATTGCTTATCTTCAGGAAACCAAGCAAGAAGCCTTGGCTAAAACTGGTCTATCAGAAAGATCCATGATTTCTTGTGAATATGGTCTTCAGGTAGATGCAGAGGAATCCCTTGGCGTTATTGCTGATGTTAATGACTAATAGGAATTAAAATGAAAAAAACAATCATAATCACTTCTCTCAGAAAACCGATCCTGATGGGTAGGAAACTGGCAGAAGGAGAAATTGTAGAATTGGATAGTGATACAGCAGATTTTTTTATAAAAAATAATCTTGGTCAGGAACACAAGTCTGCAAAACCAAAAAAGAGAGCCAGAACAGAGAAGGGTCATTACAAACGTGATGATCCTTCTACACCAAATATCAATGAAGCATATGAGTAAAGTATATGAAAAATTAGGTGAAAGTTATCATGCTGAAGATGGCAAACTTCATATTGTCAGGACTCAGGATACAGAACCGATTTTAAAAGAAAATCACGCCATGCGTGAAACTCCAACTTCATTGGGTCAACCAATGCGACTAGCAGGGCGAGTCCCTGCTGTCGTTTGTCAGCAATGGGCGAAAGAATGTGGATCTGCCATAGGTACAGCAGAATTTAACGAATACGTGAAAAAAAAGCTTATGGATGGCGATTTTGCAAAATTTAGGATAAAGGGCTTTTAAATGTCGATTACAAGCTATGCAACGCTTAAAACAACGATAGCAGACTATTTAAATCGTACAGATTTAACTGCAATTATTCCTACGTTTATATCTCTTGCTGAAGCAAATTTTCAGCGTAATGTCAGACATTGGAGAATGCATAAAAGGGTAAACAGTATATTAGATACAGAATTTTCAGCAGTACCATCGGATTATTTAGAAGGTATTCGCTGGCACATAACTACTGCACCGCCTAGCGTAATTGAATATGCATCCCCAATAGAAATTATGAATGAAAAAACTAAAAATAATGATACAGCAGGAAGACCTACTTTATTTGCTGTCGTCAATCAGGAATTTCAGGTACATCCAAAACCAAACCAAAATTACAATTCGGAATTATTATATTATGCAAAAATTCCGATACTGTCAGATAGTAATACTTCAAACTGGCTATTAGAAGATCATCCAGATCTATACCTTTATGCAAGTTTGCAGGCATCAGCCCCCTATCTCATGCAAGATGAACGAATTACCTTATGGAACGAACTATACTTATCAGCGACACAAAACTTAATAGCATCAAGTGAAACAGCTAGATCAAGTGGCTCACTTAGAATGCG